CGCGGATCAGTGACGACAGTATGCGCGCGGCGGAAATGTCATTTCCTGCGTTAACGTGTGATTCGACGATCGCGGCTTGTTTGGTTTCGAATTTAGTCATGATGTTTTTCTCCGGTTTGCTTAAAATTTAATCAGTTTTTTTGCACTACATTGTGTTGCTGAAAACCATTATACAAGATTGTTTTGCAATGTCAAGCATTCTTTTGCATTTATTTTGCACTGCCGACTTGTGGCCGTGGTGGATTCGGTGTGGACTATAAAATTCGCGGTTATGGTCCACGCGATAACCTAGTCTGCGAGCGGCTTTTGGCTATTTGTGGACAATGTGGACTATTTTATTTATCAAACCTTAAGGGTCTCTTTAAACGTTATCATAATGGCAATAATGTAGCAGAATGGCGCCCGTGCACACGCCGCGTATGTAATTGCGCCAAAAAAAAATGATGGTCCACATTGTCCACATTGTCCACATAGCTTTTTGGCAACAAAAAAGTTATCCACAAATTTGTGTATAAAAGGGCAACAAAAAAGGGCCCTAGCAAAAAGGTCACCGGCCACATGTCAGTGCTCACTAACCTAGCTGCAAAAAGTGAGCGCTCACTAACCTGGGCAGTTAGTAAGTGCTTACCAACCTAATAAGTGAGTGCTCACTAACCTGGTTAGTAAGTGCTTACTAACTTGTCAGCCTGGCAACCACGTAAGTGAGTGCTTACTAACCTGGGGGGTGGGGGGCCACCGCCTGGCCGGTCTCGGCTACGGAGGTGTCAGAAGAAATTTTTTTATTTTTTGTAGACAGCCAACATTGCCAACATAGTCCACATTGGCCACAAATGCGCTAATATCCGACCATGTTCAAATCGATACCATTCGTACCGCGCAAAGTGCAGGCGACCGAATCGCGTCTCCAGGCGATCTATGACGCTGCCGCTCTGGGCTTGAAGGGCGACTCGCTGGCGTTGGCTGCCGGCATGCTGCCTGCTGAGTTCAGACAGCTGTGCGAGCTGGATCCTGTGGCCGAGATGGCCATGCTCAAAGGACGCGCTGACTCCGAGATGGAGGCGTCCAGCCACCTGCGAGAGGCAGCCCGCGCAGGCGACGCCAAGGCGGCACTCGCGATCCTGCAACACAGCCACGGTTGGACAGCCCGCCAAGAGATTAGTGTCGACATCACGAACAAGATCAGCATCACGCAGGCGCTGCAGCAGGCGCAGGAACGCGTCATCGATGGGCTGATCACCGAACAGCAACCGGAGTATCTGGAAAATGCCCCAGCCAAAGAACGCGCTCGCGCCTAATGCGCCTGAAGTTACAGGGATAAACCACCTAACAGATTGGGTGGCTCAGAAACTAAACCCAAATTGGTTTCCTACTTCAGGGCGCACGTTATTAGAAACGGTGCAAGGCAACCGCACGCCAATAACCGAGAAAAATTTTTCGCCCGACGAATTAAATATGCTGCGCAAACTTATTGAGTTAAAAGGCGGCGATGCGGGCGATATTCAATATAGAGATTATTTTAAGTTAAAAGATCTTTTACGCGACCAAGGAAAAATGCCTATTTCGTACACCCCATCAATTTTTTCTATGGGCGACCCGCTAGGCAATATACAGACTACTTTAGGTCGGTTTAAATACGCACGCATGCCAAACGGCGCGCTGCAAGTTGTCGATACTTACGACTTTAACCCCATTTATCCTGAAGGCGCTACGCAAGAGGCACGCACGGGGGAATACGGCGCGCTGGGGCCGTACTCGCTTATACGCGATTACGCAGGCGAAAAAATTCCTCCTGGGTACGGGCGTAACGTAAAAATTAACTTAGGCAAATAATGGCACAACAGCCGATCTATGACGCCGAGGGTGAACAGCTTCTGATGTCGCGCCTCTGGGCGCCGACTATCGCTGACGACCCCGAAGCGTTCGTGCTGTTTGCCTTCCCGTGGGGGCAGCCCAACACACCGCTGGCCAAGTTCAAAGGCCCGCGCACCTGGCAGCGCAAGATACTGCGCAGAATCGCGACCCACATTAAGAACAACCGAGGTCAGATTGACATGGACGCGCTGAGAACTGCGGTCGCGTCTGGCCGAGGGATTGGCAAGTCCGCGCTCGTCTCATGGCTCGTCCTGTGGATGCTGACCACCCGCATCGGGTCTTCCGTCATAGTGAGCGCCAACAGCGAGGCGCAGCTCAGATCGGTGACATGGGGTGAGCTGACTAAGTGGCAGGCGATGGTGATCAACAACCACTGGTGGGAAATTAGTGCCACCAAGCTGACACCTGCCAAGTGGCTAACCGAGCTGGTCGAGCGTGACTTGAAGAAAGGTACGCGCTACTGGGCAGCCGAGGGTAAGCTCTGGTCGGAAGAGAATCCCGACAGTTACGCCGGTGTGCACAACCACGACGGCATGATGCTGATCTTCGACGAGGCATCTGGTATTCCGGACGCCATCTGGTCGGTCGGTGCGGGCTTCTTCACGGAACCGATCTTAGACCGGTACTGGTTCGCCTTTTCCAATCCACGGCGCAACCAGGGGTACTTCTACGAGTGCTTTCACGCCAAGCGCAACTTCTGGCAAACAGAGAACATCGACTCGCGGACAGTCGAGGACACGGACAAGCAGATATATGAGCAGATCATTGCGGAGTATGGCGAGGATTCGCCGCAGGCTAGGGTTGAAGTCTACGGAGAGTTTCCATCAGCTGGCGAAGATCAGTTTATTGGTGCGAGTGCTGTCGACGACGCCGCCAATCGGCCAAAATACAAGGACGAGACGGCGCCAATTGTACTTGGCGTTGACCCAGCTAGAGGCGGCGCGGATGCGACCGTCATCGTCGTCCGACAAGGACGCGACTTGGTAGCGATCAAGCGCTACCACGGCGAGGACACCATGACGACCGTCGGACGCGTGATCGACGCAATCGAAGAGTACCGCCCGGCGCTAACCATCATCGACGAGGGCGGTCTGGGCTACGGGATACTTGACAGATTAAAAGAACAGCGATACAAGGTGCGGGGAGTGAACTTCGGTTGGAAATCGAGCAAACCGGTCATGTGGGGCAACAAGCGCGCCGAGATGTGGGGCGCGATGAAGGAGTGGTTGAAGACCGCGAGCATCCCCAACGACAGGCAGCTCAAAGCCGACCTGACAGGCCCCATGAAGAAGCCCGACTCGTCGGGTACGATCTACTTGGAAGGCAAGAAAGAGATGAAGTCCAGAGGCTTGGCCTCACCGGATGCTGCCGACGCGCTAGCGGTGACGTTCGCGTTTCCGGTCGCGCATCGGGAGTCTGGGTATGAGCGTGCAACGCGTCGCAGCGACGGCTACACGCCAAGAGTAGCCGCTGCAACAGGCTGGATGGGGGCGTGATGGCTAAAAAAGGTGTGTCACTAAGCGTCGGAAGAGGCGAAAAGCTGCCGGTTAGTAAGGGCGCAGGTCTGACTGCCAAGGGGCGGGAGAAGTACAACCGCGAGACAGGGTCAAACCTGAAGGCACCGGCGCCGCATCCGAAAACGAAGGCAGACGAAGGTCGTAAGAAGTCCTTCTGTGCCCGCATGGAAGGGGTGGTCAAGAACGCAAAAGGTGACGCCGAGCGTGCAAAAGCGTCCCTCAGACGATGGAAGTGCTAATTATGGCGACGAAACCAGGTCTTTACAGCAATATTCACGCTAAACGCGAGCGCATCAAGGCCGGATCTGGCGAAAAGATGCGCAAACCCGGCGCGCCTGGCGCACCAACGAACAAGGACTTCAAGCAGTCGGCCAAAACGGCTAAAAAGGGGAAGTAAGATGCCGCTCGTTAAGTCGAAATCCGAAAAAGCCTTCCGTTCTAATGTCAAGGCTGAAGTAAAATCGGGAAAACCCGTAAAGCAAGCTCTCGCGATTGCATACGCAACCAAGCGCGCGGCGTCAAAACCCGCCAAAAAGATGAAATAAATGGACTATACCGGCATAAATAAGGCAGCAAAAGTCGCCGATATCGGTGGAAATCCACCGCCGGACGACATCAAGAAAGACACGCAAGACGTGCTGTCGACCATGCGAAAGCGCCTGCAAATGGCGATTTCGGCGCTGTCTGAGAGCCGGGAAGACGAGTTGGACGACCTGCGCTTCTATGCCGGATCACCTGACAACCACTGGCAGTGGCCAGCGGATGTGTTGGCCACACGCGGTGCGGTGCAAGGGCAGACAATCAACGCCCGTCCGACACTGACGATCAACAAGTTGCCCCAGCATGTACGGCAGGTCACCAATGACCAAAGACAAAACCGTCCGAGCGGCAAAGTTATACCCGCTGACGACAACGCCGACCCAGAAGTCGCCGAAATCTACAACGGCATGGTCAGGCACATCGAGTACATTTCGGACGCCGACGTCGCCTACGACACCGCCTGCGAGAACCAGGTGGCCTACGGCGAAGGTTACATCCGAATCCTGACCGAATACTGCGACGACGACACGTTCGATCAGGACATCAAGATTTCGCGCATCCGCAACTCGTTCTCCGTGTACATGGATCCGACGATCCAAGACCCGTGCGGTGCAGACGCCAAGTGGTGCTTTGTCACCGAAGACCTGCAGCGCGCTGAGTACGAGCGCATGTTCCCAGACGCAAGCCCTATCTCGACCCTGCAAGCGCAAGGTGTGGGTGACCAATCAATCTCAGTCTGGATCAACCAAGATACGGTCAGGATTGCTGAGTATTACTACATCGAGTATGACCGCGCCACACTGCACCTGTACCCCGGCAACGTGACGGCTTTCGAGGGTTCGCCCGAGGCCAAGCAGATGAAGCAGATGGGCATCAAGCCAATCAGAAGTCGTGAGGTCAACGCCAAGCGGGTCAAGTGGTGCAAGACCAACGGCTACGAGATGTTGGAGGAGAACGATTGGGCAGGCCGCTGGATTCCCATCGTGCGCGTCATCGGTAACGAGTTTGAGGTCGACGGCAAGCTGTATGTGTCGGGTCTGGTGCGTAACGCCAAGGACGCCCAGCGCATGTACAACTACTGGACGAGCCAAGAAGCCGAGATGCTCGCGCTCGCACCCAAAGCGCCGTTCATTGGCTACGGTGGCCAGTTTGAAGGCTACGAGCTGCAGTGGAAGACCGCCAACACGCAGAACTGGCCGTATCTGGAGGTCAATCCGGACGTAACAGACGGCTCTGGCGCTGTGTTGCCGCTGCCACAACGTGCTGCACCGCCGCTACCGCAGACAGGTCTGATTCAGGCCAAGATGGGCGCGTCAGACGACATCAAGTCCACCACCGGTCAGTACGACACCAGCTTGGGAGCGACATCCAATGAGCGTTCGGGCAAGGCGATTTTGGCGCGCGAGCGTCAGTCTGACACTGGCACTTATCATTACGTGGACAATCTGGCGCGCGCTGTTAGGCACGTCACTCGTCAGCTGGTTGACCTAATCCCTAAGATTTACGACACCCAGCGTGTGGCGCGCATCATCGGCGTGGATGGCGAGACTGACATGGTCAAGTTGAACCCCATGCAGCCAGAGCCGGTGCGTGAGATCCGTGACCAGAACGACATCGTCATCGACAAGATTTACAACCCAGGCGTCGGTAAGTACGACGTCGTGGTCACCACCGGCCCGTCCTACCTGACCAAGCGTCAGGAAGCACTGGATGCGATGGGCATGATTCTGCAATCCAACCCGCAGCTCTGGCAAGTGGCCGGCGACCTGTTCATCAAGAACATGGATTGGCCTGGCGCGCAGGAGATGGCGGCTCGCTTTGCCAAGATCATCGATCCGAAGATCATGCAAGACAGCGACGAGTCGCCCGAGATGCAGCAGGCCAAGCAGCAGATGGAAGCGATGGCGCAGGAGTTGGATCAGCTGCATCAGATGCTGCAAAACGTCGACAAGTCGATCGAAGTGCAAGACTTGGAGCGCAAGAATTTCGAGGCCGAGATCAAGGCGTACCAAGCCGAGACGCAACGCCTGTCCGCTGTGGCTGCCGGCATGAACCCCGAGCAGGTGCAAGAGGTCGTCATGCAGACACTGCGCGACGTCATGACCGCCGGCGACTTGGTCATGGAAGGTGGCGGTCTGGAGTTGCCAGGCGAGATGCCAATGGGCGGCCAGCCACCGATGGGCGGCGAAATGGGCGGAATGCCACCGGAAATGCAACAAATGCCGCCAGAAATGGGTATGATTCCACCGCAATCGGCTGAAATGCCGCCCGAAATGATGAATATGCCGCCGCAGGAGCCGCAATTATGAAGTGCGCAGATTTCGTAGGAATGCTGTTTTTGGCGCGGGATGTCACCCATTCGGTGCATCTGAACACCCGCAGCTATGCAAAACACAAAGCATTGCAGAAGTTTTATGACGGCGTCATCGACCTAGCCGACAAGTTTGCTGAAGCCTACCAAGGCAAGTACGGCTTGATTGGCCCGATCTCGCTGCACTCAGCCAAAAAAACCACCAACGTGGTGGAGTTTTTGGAAGATCAGCTGGAAGAAATTCATGCTGTGCGCTACAAGGTCGTCGATAAGGATTGCACTGCAATCCACAACATCATCGACGAAATTGAAGGGCTGTATATGTCAACGCTGTACAAACTGAAATATCTTGCTTGAGGTAAAACATGGCAAATTACACCTACATCACGGCTTCGGCCAACATTAAACCAATGGCTGGCAAGCTCAAGGGTATCTTTGTCAGTGCAGCCTCCAGCACACCGACAATTACAGTCTACGATTCGGCAGCTGCGACCACCACAACAACCATTCTTGGCACCTTCACACCTGCCGCCGCAACATCGTATCTGTTGCCTTTGGACGGCGCGTATGCTAAAAATGGTATCTATGTGGTAATTAGTGGCACAGTCAATGCCACGGTCATCTACGAATAATTTTGCTTTACCCGCACTGACGCGGTACGTCAGGGATTCTCTAGGAATCGACAATGTCTGAAGAAACAAGCAATCAGTTAGCGGATTCACCCGCGCCAGAGCAGGCACCGACGGCAGAGCCTGTAGCTGTAGAAACAACCGCGCCGGAGAATGAACAGCCGACCGAACAGCAGTCCAAGACCTTCACACAAGAAGAGCTGGATGCAATCGTAGGCAAAAGGCTTGCAAGAGAGCAAAGGAAGTGGGAACGCGAGCAGGCACGTAGAGCGCAAACAGCACCTACCCCTGCAGAGTTGCCGCCTGTTGAGAATTTTGATTCCGTTGACGCGTATGCGGATGCACTAGCAGCGCGCAAGGCTGAAGAATTGTTGGCACAGCGGGAAGTCGAACGGCAGAAAATGGATCTGCTCGACGCGTATCACGATAGGGAAGAAGAAGCACGGAGCAAGTATGATGACTTTGAACAAGTCGCTTACAACCCCAAGCTGCCAATCTCTAACGCGATGGCTGAGACGATCCAAGCGTCGGATGTTGGCCCTGATATTGCGTATTACTTGGGCTCAAATCCGAAAGAAGCCGCGCGTATAGCCTCACTGAATTCGCCCATATTACAGGCCAAAGAAATTGGCAAGATTGAAGCAAAAATTGCTTCTGAGCCGGTTTTGAGAAAAACGACAAGCGCCCCACCACCTATCGCGCCCATATCGGGTAGAGGCTCTGGAGCGCCGTCTTATGACACGACTGACCCACGTTCTATCAAGAACATGACTACGTCAGAGTGGATTGAGGCGGAGCGCCAGCGTCAGATAAAGAAGTGGGAAGCTCAACGTAACCGCTAACCTCTGAAATCGAGTATTATTACTCGAAACTAGGAGAATGATATGGAAGGGGATAATCAGCATCTGACAGCTGACGAGCTGAAGCGGCAACGCAACAGAGAGGCAGCAGCCAGATACCGAGAACGA